CTTACGAGATGACAGAAATGGCAGGGGCTTAAGACATGAGAACTACATACACGCTATGTGTCCGTAAATGGTTTAGGCAGGGCTCCTCCTACTTCACCATGAGGGTTGTTACCCCGACAGGCGAACAACTATTCGCCCCCTACCAGTACGGGCACGGCTACGCCACTGCCATTCACGAGGCGAAAAGGCTACTCACTGAGGCAGGGACACCAGCCCCCGAGGATGCTTATTTCATGGTAGATGAGGTGAACGTCAGTCGTAAGGCAGACATGCACAATGGAGGTCGTAAGTCATGATACGAGATAACGGTGATGTAGTTGAGGCGCTCCTCTGTATGGGTGCATGGTTTGTGCTCACTATCGCAAGCGTTTGGGTTATGGGGAAAGTGGAAGATATTTACGACAAAATTAAGGGAAGGTCTTAAGACATGGGAACAACATCACTCACCAACTACGAACAACGGGGGACACTCACATATGTCAAGCCCGACGGGGTAAACCTCAAAGACTCGGAAGGGTGGTTCTATATCCAAGGTTCTACCGTAGTGAAGCGCAAGATAGGGGGACGTAATCTCTTTGCGTTCTGTTCGGTGAAGTCGGTTTACGATTTCATCCCACACGAGGCACGGAAAGAAAGCGAGGCTTAAGACATGACAACGTTAGAACTTATGAAGAATATAGGTAAGGTCGGGGAGTGGGATGACGGCTCAGGTCTTAAGTACGACGTGACCATCATTGACAGTCGCTTGCGGTGGGGGTCGGTGGATTATCAGATAACTCCGAAGTCGGGTTCGGGTGCACGGTGGGTGTCTGGCTCGTCGTTGAGTCTTAAGACAGAGGAGGCGTGGTTCGTGTGACCTTGTTAGGTGCACCTTACATTAGGTGTTGGGTGTGCCTAACATTCTTAAGACAGAAGGGTTTTTTAGTGTGACAAAGTTCACAGTGGAAACGTGTAACAATTCAGATACACTAGGTGTTGTAGTCAAGGGGACTACACAAAATAAAAGGAGACATACAGATGGATAAAATATCTGTAACACAATTGCCTATCGGCATGGTTATCGGGACGGGGGTTTACTCAATCAACGACACGGCAACGATGACGATCACCAAGGTGACACATCACAAGAAGATGGGCATCGTGCACATTGAGGGAACCGACACCAAGACTGGCGAGCCGATGACGCTCCGCTACCTAGACGGTGTGGAGTTCTGCCTCTAAGGTTGAACGGTTAAGAAGACGGGTGACTAGCAGGCTCTCGGGTGCAAGCCCCGAGCATCCACTATCAGTAATCAAAGGGACTACTGATTAAACAAAAGGAGAACAAGAATATGGGTACAAGAAGCATTATCGCATTACAGACAAGACGGGGCTGGTTCGGGCGCTACGTGCATTGGGACGGCTACCCTCAGGGCGTAGGCGCTGGCGTGTGGCACATCGTGCAACGTGACGGGCTAGGTGAGGCAGTCAAGACTCTCATCAACGAGAACAAATCGTGGAGCAGTATCACGGCAAGCCATGAGAAAGACGACAGCGAGTTTCGTGAGTCGCTTAAGTGGGTCAGTGGTTACGGGTTCGCTCATAACGACCAAGAAGAAGGCTGGTACATCACCGACGACGACAAAGATAAAGGCGGTTGTGAGTACGCTTATGTCTTAAGTCGTGAGGGGATGGAGGTTCTCAAGATTGATTGGGATGGTTCGTGCACCTCTCGTGGGTTCTATTCGTGGGACAGCACACCCGACTTCGTAGCAGAGGCACAAGCATTGTTCGGAGCGTCAGCATGAACTACCAAGAACTACGGGACTACGCATTGCAGTGTTCTCTGGAGCATTTCTTGTGTTCCGACGACCTTATGGCGGATGGGAAAACACCAAACGACATACTAGAGATGCTGGAGAATGACGACCCCGAGATCGTTGTATGGGAACCATACGAATACTATGAACCGTCATCACTTGCGGAAGCGATTGAGGATATGCGAGGCGTGAACGTTTACAATTTCATGCACGTACTTACTCAAGTGAACGGTAAAGAGTGGGCGATTAACTTTAAGGGAAAGGCTTAAGACATGAGTAAAGTACATCGTGCTTACTACCGTAAGAAGAACCACATCCACGTGTATGCAGGGTTCATCGTTGGTGATGAATGGCAAGACGAATTAGGTAACCGTTGGTATGACTTCACTACTGAACACGGCTCTCACTTCGGTGCAGTGCCAGCAGAAGAGGTCACGATAGGGGAGTCGCTTACATTAGGCGGAAAGGTTAGGGCTTAAGACATGAGTACTTGCATACATTGTTCACGTACCATCACGGCTACACCTACAGGGTGGGCAGACCTCAACGCTACTGGCGACGACAAGATATGGAAATACATTTGCGATAAGAACACCGAAGACTTCCAAGCATTACACGAAACCGATTACTCAACATTCAACAAACAGGAGACACCATTATGGAAACGCATTTAACAATTACAATTACACACCCCGACGATGCACCTATCAACTGGTTCATGCCATACGTGCTCAACCAATACCTAAAGGACATCACTGCCGACATGGAAGATGGTTGGTCTATCCGATTGGAGGACGACGATGAGCAAGATTAGCCCCGACCATCCGTCTGTCTCAAGTACGGACATCATCACGCTTACGGTGGATGAGTTCATCCAAAAGTACAAGCCGATACCCAACCACATTTATCACGATGCTGGGTGTACTGGCTGGACAGACAACGACGAAGATAACGGTGTGATGTTTGAGCCATACGGTAAAGAGAAAGAGTTTGTGTTCTCGCAACCGAAGAACCTAGTGTGGTCATACGTGGACGGGCAGAACAACGGTATGTATATCACCAATACTTTCGTGGATTGGATGACCCCGATTGGCTACTTCGTGTGCACTGTGCCATACAATATCGCTACAGATATTCAGGTAGTGGTTCAACCTGACTGCTTAGAGGGGTGCCAATGCGAGCGATACTGTTCAGGAAACTAAGAGAGTTCATCCACTGGTATAGGTTCCGACCCCGATACATCATCACCCGTATCGTGCACCCAATGCTGACGGCTACGACTGGTTACTTAAGACTTGAGTACACACGTGATATGCCTTGGCGTTGGATGAAGAACCGCACAAAAGCAACGTCGTTTAAGTCACAGAAATTAGCGGAGATTACAGCACGGGGATGCGCCCTTGACCTGTATACTTCGTACAGAATTGAGAGGCTCTAGCCGTCCCTGCTAGACTCCTTTCATAGAAGTCCTCGCTAGGTTCGTCCCCTTCCCTAGCGGGGACTTCGCTTTTTCCATTCACGGTCAGCGATCAGGACACGACGCTCTGTTGGTGTCAGCCCACCCCACATGCCGTCATGTTGGAACGTTTCTACTTCGTACTTAAGTTGCGACTCTAAACATTCGCTGGTCACGGGGCAACGTTCGCAATATGTTTTCGCTTCAGCGTAGAGGGCTACGAGTTTGCCTTTGCACTCGCCCTTCTTGGTGTCGGGGAAGAAGATGTGATGCCCGACTCCTTGACACGCTGCGTCTTCTCCCCACCATGTGCGTCGCTGCATTATCGTTTCCGTTTCTTAGTGGGCTTGGCTGTAATTACTTTCTTATGACAGGAGCAGTCACACCCCACCACTTGTTCGGCTTTCCAAGTGGTGAGGGCGTTCGTTACTGTTCCGCAATGTGAGCAGATGTTCACAGACCTTGGTTGGTTCTGCGCCATACCGATGGTGAATGGTTTTCTTCTACTTCTGTCTTATGTTCGGAAGATGAGTAGAGCCTGAGGATGTGGATGCACGGGTCATCGCCATCTTCGTACTGCTGGTCTTCGTCTGCTGACGTTGGCATCCCGTCATGGGTGGAACAGATAGGTGCACCGACGAAACCGTTGATGATGCCTGCCTCCATCCATAGGTCAAAAGATATTTTAGTCCAGTCCATCAGAAGTCATCGTCTGTGAAGATGCTTGCTGATGGGAACGCCTTGGTGATAGTGCCCATTGTCTTTGCTGTTTGGTCTGCCATTACGACAGTCCAACGCATTGAAAATGCTACCTCGTCGGCAATCACCTTCGTGCTCTTGCCTTTGGTGCCGTCCTTCTTCGTGTACTCATCGGTTTCCATACGTCCAGTAACAATAACGGTGTCACCTTTTTTGATGGATGACGCTACGTTCTCGGCTAGTTGCCCGAACACGGTGATGTTATGGAACGTCACCTTTTTCTTTTCATCTTTGCCGTATGAGTCTGCGACGCTGAACGACAGGACGTTAAGTCCCGATGTTGTGACTCGCATCTCAGGTTCTTGGCTCACGTTGCCGTGAATGGTGATGTGGTTACTCATTTGATTCCCCTTTCAGGGTTAGTTGTTTTGTTTTGTTTGCTGCCTTACGACAGACATGGGTTGGTGGTTCTGCTGGTCGCACATGCAGGGTAACCCCGACATGGCAGACGTTACAGATCCACTCTGATCTTTTCTTTGTAGTCTTTGTTTCTTTTCTTACGACAGGTGTGGCAGTCTCGCCGTCCGTCTGCGTAGAAGTACGTGTTCGTTTCGTCATACAGATGTCCTTCGCTGCATTGGTTCTTGTTTTGATTATGGTGTCTGCCCCGATTAATGGTGTCTTGGCAGTTGTCTTTTTGTGTACCTGCTTGTAGATGAAACGGGTTAACGCATCGTGGGTTATCACATTTGTGTCTTACGACTTCAGGGTAGTAACCGTATGTGATGTAGAAACTGAAGCGATGTGCTGCTCTAGTTTTTCCGTCGTGGTAAAAGTTCCCGTAGCCTTCGTGGTTCTGTTTTGCTATCCACCACCAGCATTTTAGGGGATGGGTGTGCGCTACTTTTTTCCAGAACCTTTCCAAGTCTTTGTGTTCCACTGTTTCCATTGGTTACCACCGTGTGTTAGCGAGTAGTCGTATAGAAGTTTCGCTGCTTTAAGGTTAGTAAATGGGTCTAACAGATCAGAGGATTTGTGTACCAATTTCTTGTTTCTTAAGTAAGTAATCCAAGAGTAGTTGTTGATCTGGGTGAGTCCATAATCCGATGACCAGACTGAACCATCTGTTCTACGGTTGTGTCCTATGGACTTGGGGTTGCACCTTGACTCACGGTAAATGATGTAGTCCAGTGTCGGCAGGTCTTTCTTTTTGAAGCCCACCTGTAGGGCTAGTGCCATTGCTTTCGGACATTTGAATCCGTTAGAGGCGATTGTAGGGGTGGATAAGATGAATGTTGGAGCAGCGATTAGGGCTGCGATTAGGGGGGTCAGAGTGCGTTTCCGCATGGTGGCTCCTTTCATAGACGACAGGGGTTAGTTTGTTTCCATAGACCTCCAAGTGTTAAACGGATTAGATGAGTCTAGCAGGCAAACGAGAGATGACACATCTAGCAAGTGGCACCTCAATGAAGCGTTCACTCGCTGTGTATTTCGTTTGCTTACTTACGACAGGACTAGCCGACACGATGATGCCAGTAGTAACAAGAACATGAGAGCGTTCATTGTTCAGCATTGTGAAATAACTATTAGGCGTAGCAAACTTTAATTTGCGGGCAGAGAAATGAACAGCATCAAAAGGGAACTTTTCTCCTACCCAATTGTGTTTCACTTCTACCTCAAAAGAAAGTAAGTTGCCTTCATACAAAGCAAGAACATCAATGCCGTACTGGTCGGGGTTAACCCAAGCAGTGAACCCTCTACCTTCTAACCATTCAATGACATCGTGTTTAGCGTTGTCATCAGCGCCGTACATCTGTGCACTGAATGGCTTATGATTCTTCGTCATCCTTGTCACATTCGCATATCTCTAGCGACCAATGACAATCGTCACAACATTCATCACATTCGTTTTGTGCTATCTCACTGCCACATTCGCACCACTCATCGCCACAGCAATAGTCGCACGGTGACTCGCTTCGTGAATTGCATTTGCATCCCATCAGTAACCTGCTTCCTTAAGTAAGTCAACGAGTTGGCACACGGGCATGATCGCATACCAGTCTTTCACCTTGGTGGTGCCACGACGCTTCGCAATCACGGCACCAGTACCAGCATCAGCGTTAATCATTTCGTCTTCCAGTTCCTTTAACCATGCAGACAGGGTGATCTTGGCGTGGTCTTTCACTTCAAACACGATAGGTCCACACCCTGTGATGTCACCCTTGTCTAGGTTGCCGTGCAATGCACGACGTTCAGCGTAAGGGAACCCATTATCTTTCAGGTAGTTGACAACTGCTGTCTCTGCTGCTGTGCCTTTTTGTTTAGCCTTTGACATTGGTACCTCTCCGAAGACTGCTTGCTCTAGTGCATCACTAAATCGTTTAACTAAGTCTAGTTCGGGATTTCTCATCTTTCTTTTTCTCCTTGTCCCATAAATCTTGGAACCATAAGTCACCGTAAACTTCCCAAGGGTGCTTGCCCATGCTGATACAGAAGCGGTCAGCCCACCCGATAGTCACACCAGTCTCGCCATAAGTTTTCTCTAGCCGAGCCTTATTAGTTTTCTTGCTTTCGTCTAGGCAAGCGAGGATGGGTGCTAACGGTAAGCGTGGGCGTGGACGGTAACGGGTGGCATTGTATTTGCTACCTACTTCTTTGCATAGGTCACAACGACATCCATCTCGTTTGTATGTGTTTAGTTTCCCATGTCTTAAGTTCAAAACGGTTGTGGCTCCATCGCCTTGTATGCCTCACGGTTAAGTAGGCGACGGAACAACTCTGAACGGGAACACTTCTCCTGCTCGCATAGCATCTCAATGTATTGGAGTTGCTTGCTAGTAAGTCGTAACCCAACGATCTTGACTGATGGTTCAAGTGAGTCGGGGTCAACGGTTCGTTTGTTAGCCATCATGCACCTTCCTTAAACTCTTTGAGTTCTTTGAACGCTGCACGTAGGGCAGGGATGTCGGAGTCTTTGATGTCCCCGTTCCAATCCAAGCCTGCGTTCTGTGCCATGACTTCGGGTGCGATACCTGCCTTGGCGCAAGCAGCCTGTAGTTGCTGGCGTTGCTCGTTGCTAATCAACCCGTCTGCTGTAGGTGCTGGTGCTGCCTTAGGTACGGGCTTGTTGGTAGGTGCAGGCTTATGGTTATCCAAGTCTTCCCACTCTTGCTTAGTCCACAGGCTGAGACAGAAACCGAAACGCATAGCAGCGTTGCGAATGAAGTCTGATACCAGTTCTTTGTCAAGGTCGGGCTTGTCTGCACGGACAGAACCAACACCGAGGCGTGACTGTCCTAAGACAGTGAGTTCGCCCCACATGGTAGCCATGCCGTTCTCAACATGGATAGCGGGTCGTCCGTCTTTCCATTCAATAGGAACCCAACGCCAGTTCGGGTCGGTTTCCAGTAGGAATTTTGTTACGTCAGCGTGACCAACGAAGTCAAGTTGGGCGTTACCTTTAGGTAGTTTGCCAACAATCTTTGGGTCGGGTACACCGTACTTAGTGAGGATTTCTGATAGTTCCATTATTTAGCCCCTTTCAAGAGCAATGTTCTTGTTGTTGTTTGTCGTGAGAATTCTTTTGCAATGTCAGGGCAGGCTGCTTTGAACGCCTTGATGTCAAGCGATTCCCGTGTCTGCCCTTTCCAAGTCGCAACGACTGTACCGTTAACGGTACCAGTATCAGCGTCGCCAAGCAACTCGCAAAGTTCGGCTTTTAATTGATCTTCAAGTTCCTGATAGGACTTAAGTTCTGCTTTAACATGCTTGAGCCGTGTGACCAGTTCAGTTGCGTCGGAGGGTAACTCAACTGTACGTGCCTCAGGTTTAGCGTAACGACGGTTGATCGTTTCGTATGACCACTTGACTCCTGCTGGTGTCATGTCCATGTCAATAGCGTTCAACCAAAGTTCTACTGCCTTGATGTGTTCTTGCTTCTCAGCGTCAGGCACGGGCTGTACGTGCAGGTGGAGCGACAACGACGGGTCAAAGACTGCCCATGTCACCTCATCTACGTCAGCACAGATGGCTTGCTGTACACCTTGGATACGCCAGTAGTCAGGCAGTTGCCCGTCCCAAGGACGGGTAGTGGTTTTGATTTCCAACACCTTACGGATGTCACCGTCCTCGTAGAAGCCGTCAAGGGTGGACACCATACGTGCACCCCCGTCTGTGTTGACCACAAACATTTCTTCGGGTGTATCAAAGGTGATACCAAGTTTGTCGGCTGCCCATTCCAACACGAATGGTTCAAGACGGTTGCCTCGTTCCATTGCTGGGTTGGGTGGGATGGGTACAGGTGCAACGTCGCTGAGTAGTTCTGCTGCGTAGGTATCTTTTGGTACGAATGGATGCAGGTCGTAGATTGCTGCGACTGCTGATGCACTCACCCTTTTGTTCCCTTGTTCGTCACGGAACCTGATGTTCAACCAGTCTTGACTGCCGTGTTCAGGTTTTGATATTCGGTATCGTTGAAGACTCATGTCTCCCCTTTCGTTGTTATACGTTTCAGGGGAGAGAGTACAGAAGGGGTGTTACATTGTCAAGGGGTTTGTGCGTGGTGTGAGAAAAGTCACACTCCTGCTCATTGACACAGGAATAAAAATTACGTGGTCAACGAAACCATCGGGGCTAACAGACTGTGCAATAGTCAAATGTTCTTTCTTCCCACCCTCACCTGGGGGTACGAGAAGTCCTACCGTTTCAACAATGTGTTCACCAGTATCTTCATCTTCCAACAAAGACCAGTGACCTTCGCCCGCATGAGCGTCAGCCCATCGGACAGCAACCATTTCAAACGTAGTCTCACTCTGTTCCATGTTCCTCTGCTCCCTCTTCTTTGCAGACAGGGCAATACCGACCTTCGCTGGCTTCCCAAGCGGTGTCACAGTCGTAGCAGTAGTAAAGAACTGACATAGTTTTAGCCTACCTTACGCTGCTTGGCGTACCTTTTGCATGGCGTGGATGAACGCATCAAGCCTATCAACTGCTTGTAAGAGAAGGGTTTGCTCGTCACCGTGAGCAACTACTTTGGTGAGGAAATGGCGGATGTCTTGCAAGGTTTCAATGGTCATAAGACCAGCCATGCTACACCCTAGACATCGCCTTTGAGGTGGTCGTCAATATGATTATCTAACTTCGTTTCAATCCTGTTAAGACTGTCGGCTACTACCGCATGGTCGCTACGGTTTTCCTTTCTTAAGCCCTGAACTAGGGCTGCAAGAACACCACCAATGGCTGCGATAGAGGCGACAACGATTGCTTCGTTCACTCGTACATCTGCCAGTCTTCAGATTGTGTACGGTGCAACACTTCAAAGATGCCGATAGCGACAGCAAAGACAAGCACACCGAACGCTGCGATAGATGCAAGACCTTTAATCATTTTCCATCAACCATTTCAATAGTAAGTGTATGGCGACAACACCGACAGCAGCGAACCCAACGAAAGCAACAAAACCCATTATGCAGGCTTATCCGTAATAGATTTCCATGCTTCAACAAACTTCGCAGGGTTGTCTGCCATCTCAGGGGTTAGTTCAATATGTAACCACCGTCCACCAGGTGTGCCACCATTCTCGGTAGCAGTCCATTCCTTCACACCAGGTTTACCGTTGCGGTTACAACGAAACCCACGACCCCAATCTTTGTACCAGTACTGGTGTACTTCTTCAACACCAAGAGTCTCATAGTTTTTTACAAGCCAATCAAAAATTTCTCCGACCCACTTGTTGTCCTTCTGCTTGCCAGCAGGGATGCCACAGTCCACAGCACGACCCGTTGCATGAACACTCAGACGAGTGGAGCCACGCATCGGACGGTTTGCGTAGATGCCAAGGTTTGTGAAACCCCACTTCTTGCCCATGATTTCAACAAGTTTTGTTGTACCTGGTCTGGCTCCAGTTTGACCTTCAGCGTCGGTGCTTCCTGTGTATTTCATTCGTCTTCTTTCATTTCAATAGCGATGAGAATAGCAGTACAAGTAAGCAAAATACCCGTGATACCAAGGGCTTGAGTACGGGTTTGCCCCGACAAAGTGATGATGATGTATGCGCTGGAGCAGGCAGCCACGATCAGGGTGCAGAGGGAGGCAAGGTACTTACGCATGGGTAGAGATTATCACTTTCTTCTTGGGGCGATTACTGGCATGGCTGTGAGCACAGCCCCAATAACCACAAGGGTGCGACGTTCCCCCACATTGACGGTTGACCCCACAGGGGTGTAGTTATCTAGCCCCCCACCGAAGATGTTGATTTTGGATTCAAACTTTTTCTTAACTTCGGGCGGTGCTTTACTAACTACGAGGGCTATCTCGTCTAACTGCTCGGTGGTCAAGGTGTCTAGGTTCTCTGCAATCTGGGTGATTGCTGCTTCTACTGCCACAGGGTCAGAGAACGATTGGAGGATGGCTACAGCCTCCTCAGGGGTGTTAGCCGTTGTAGGTATCGTCGTCGTCGTCGTACTCGTAGCAACGGAAGTGACGGTGCTGGTTGGGGCGGTGACCACAGTCGTCGTTGTTGGCGTACCAGTCGTAGTGGTTGAGGGTTGGGTCGTGGTCGTTCTCACTGGTGGGGAGACCGTCGTAGTTGTCGTGCTCGTAGACGGCAATGATGAAGTAGGCAACGTCAGCGAACTCGTCGTAGTCAACAGGGATGACGGGGTGACCGTTGTGGTCGTACTCTGCTCCGTCGTAGTCGAGGCTAACGTAGTTGATGTTGTCGTGGTCGGGGTAGGCAGTGTCGTCGTAGTTGTGGACGATGTTGGCGAACTCGTAGAAGGTAGAGAGGTAGTCTCTTGCACGGTTGTAGGAGTTATCGTGCTCGTTGTCGTCTGCCATTCCTCAATGCTAGTCGTTGCCGTTGCAGCCTCGGTGGTTGTAGTCGGAGAATCTGTCATCCCCACTACGGATAGTTCGTAGTCAAAGTTCCACCCGTTACCGCTACGCCACACATCAGGTTGCCCGCAACAAACTCCTGCCCTAAGTCTGTACCAGCCAGGTTCTACTTGGATTTGTATACGACTTTGTAAACCGTAGTAGTCGTCGTTAGTGAATATGAGGGTACCTTCAGAGTTATAGAGCCATAGTTGCGGGTCTGAAGGGTGGTTCGGTACGTCGTATGTACGGGCGTTGAAGGTAGTCGTATCATCATAATGAAACCAAAAATCTGTTGGTTGGGTGATTACTAAATTCTCTGCGTTGACAGGTCGTACAGCAAACAGGATAAGCAGTGCCCCCGTGAGGGCTATTACTGCTCTACTTGTTCGCTTTACCGAACGCTGCTGCAACTTCTTCTTTAGTGAGCACACCGTCTTCTGACCATGAACGAAGGAGAGACTCAGTTACTTTGGATGCTGAGACTACGCCTGCTATCGCAGCAGACTTCCATAGTTCTACACCGAAGATGGCACCACCAGCAACGGCTGCTAATGCCGATGAGCCGAATACGCCTGCGACTCGGAGGACAATTGTTTGTAATTTCACCATGATATTTCCTTTAGTAAAACGCAATCCAGTTTACACGGACCGACGGGTTGGTTGTTGTGTTGAGAAATTTGCCGTAAATGTATGTTGAATCAGAACTAGTCAATACAACTGCTTGTGCTATTGCTCCGTAATCACCATTGCAGGCGATGACATTTGAAGGTGTTGAACCGATGCCGTGAGCAATAGCAAAACTTCCGTTGCTGTTATACAAGGTTGTTACGGAACTTGATTGTTTCATGCCAGTAACACCAGAAGAAGGGACACTCCCCGCACTAGTCGCACTAGTCGCACTACTCGCACTACCTGCACTCGTCGCATATGTCGCAGTAGCAGCATTACCTGTGCAAGAACCAGATGAACCAGTAACATTGCCTGTAACATTGCCTGTTACGTTGCCTGTCAAAGTAGCCGTAATAGTGCCAGCAGTAAAGTTGCCACTAGCATCACGAGCAACAATCGCACTAGCAGTATTAGCATTAGTGGCTGTCGTAGCAGAGTTGGACACCTTGCCAGCAGTAGCAATAGTCGCCAACTTAGTATCAACAATTGCAGCACTAGCACTAATGTCAGCATTAACAATTGACAAATCCGAAATGTTCGCAGAAGTAACGGTGATCGCTGTTGGTAACGCACCCGTTGCTAATTTAGATAGAGCAATAGCAGCAGATGCATTGATGTCAGCGTCAACAATAGCCCCATCAGCGATCTTTGCTGAGGTAACAGCACTATCAGCGATCTTTGCTGCGGTAACAGCACTATCAGCGATCTTGCCTTCAGTAACATTCAGGTTCAAAATCTTGGCGGTAGTAACAGCATCACTGGCGATACCTGTAGCCGTTACCTGACCGTAAGCAGGAGCACTAGCACCAGCCAACAACGGATAACCGCTAGTACCTAACGCCAACGTAGCAAAACTAGAAGCATCCTGATACACCATCGCACCCGTGCTCGCATACTTAGATGCAAGTTCGTTAGCCTGGTTCGCTTCATAAGCAGTAAACACAGGATATATAACGGCACCAGCATCATGCGCACGGGCAGTAGTGTTATCTACACCACGACCAGCCGTATAGTTGCCCGCTGTAGTCCAACTTGAAGTAGCAGCAGGGTCAACCATAGCCAACGTGTTAGTGCCCGTGTATACGACACAAACTTTTTCTTCTTTAGTGGTGCCAGGATCAATAACGCAAAAGAACGGTGTACCAGTAGTGTCCCATCCAGAGAAGTTACTGCTCACCGTAATGGTCACATCTGTTGTGTTGATAGATGTAGCCAACGCATTGGTTACTGCTGCACCTTTGTATGCTCGTCTGCTTTTGGTTGCCATGATTGCTCCTAGTTTTCTACACTTCGTAGTGTAACAATAAGTGTTCCTTCAAAAGACCAGTAGTTGCCATGAGCATCCGATGGTCCCCATTCCACATCATCCACGATCACCGAATGGGTAAACGTGCCTATCTGGAGGACAATAATGCGGGGTGATTCAATAAGACTGTCAAAGAAAGTCTGGTGTTCTTCAACGTCGTAGAAGTATTCTTTGTCTCGTACACGAATGGTGTTGTGGAGCAAGATGGGGATGACGAACTGTTGGCTGCGATACGGGGCAACGTAGGCTCTGGACATCCACCGTGTCATCGTTGGACCTGTGCTAGTGGTAGTTGCTGAACGGTTCAACTTAAACTTAAACGCTGCTTCAATAGCATGGGTGTCTGTGCCGTTGGTGGTGTTTTCTGTGTCGCCAACATCATCCCAAGTGTTCAGTTCCAACCAACCTGCGTCATCAATGTTTAGGTATTGGGTGATGGAGCCGACAAGCGGGGTGGCACGAGTGTCTACTTTGGCTACGAACTTGCGGTCAGGAATACCCCAACGGTATATGCCTGATTCTATTTCACCTGAAGCAACAAGTGCAGATGTATCTTCGGCAACAACACCGATACCGCTGATGCCGAACAAACGTTTGCTATTGAACGTTACAACACTTAAGACATCATTGGTGCTCGTATACATGAGGTCAGTCGCAAACGCTGGCTGATTAGGTGCAACAAAAGTAGACAGGTCTAATCTGCCTAAACCACTAGATACACCGTCGTAGTTTGACCAAGTGAAATATGTGTACTTGTCTTCGGATGTAAACTTTTGTACAGCACCGCTAGTAGGGATGATTGGTCCAGCAACAAGGTTTGATTGTGCATCTGTTGAACAGTAACGAACACCTTTGTTTGTCCCAACAAGGATAAAACCTAGATAACCAGAGATAGATGAAACTATTTCGCCTGTCGGTAGTTCTAAAGCGACTACACCTTTTTCTAAAACGCCAGCAGTGGTAATAGTGATTTTGTATACAAGAGATTTCTGCCCAGAAAAACCTGCTGCGTACACAGCGGTTTGTCCTGTGGCTACACCAACAAAACGAAATGCCGTATCATCAGGTTCAATTGCAAACGATTTTCCACCACTAGCATCAAGCACATGAAGGTCGTGGTCATATGCCCCGAACATAAAGTTCTTAGCAAACCCAAGCATATAGTAAGAATCACTACCAGTAGCAAATTTTGTGTTTGAAATAATCGCAGGGTTGGTAGAAGGAATGACCTGTCTTACTCCATCGCTAGGGTAAGCCAAGTAAACTTTATTACCATCCGTAGCCATAGCAGCAACGGTTCCTGTAGGTGCAGCAGTACCGCCAACCTCATCAACAACTGCTGTCCATGTAGGGGTACCATCGTAAGGGTTAGCCGAATACTTTACGTCACCGTTCAATGAAACATAAACATTGCTTCCACAAACAACCATGTGAGCCGTCGTTGCTGCACTACCCAACGAAAGTTTAGTTTCGTTAAGCAGAGACACCTGACCTTTAGTCCAAACGTCTATGCCTTTAGATTTATAGAATTGGAAATCTTTAGCGTCAGCCGTGTCAGCGTATTGTTGACCTGCACCTAAATGCCATGAGTCCTGACC